CCTTTAAATCTCATATCAACTAGACATGGAAATAAATCTGTCTCTAAATTAAATACAGCATCTAAGTCTTGTTCTATAATTTCTCTTTTCATGTGTTGCCATAAACCAAACGTAGCTTCTGCATCACGTTCAGCATAAGCACCAACATTTAATGAAGGTAATTTATACATCTCAGATTTTGGGTCTATTCCCCATTGTGCTGCTGCCTCACTTAGGCCAGCTTCACTTTTACCATAACCATTATACTTCCATGACAAACTATTAAGATCATATCTAAATCTATTCTCATCAGTCACAGCTGCGGCTATCATTGTATCCACAATTCTACCATTAATTTTTAGTCCCAGTGCCCTGATCCAAGCTACATCGTACATTGCATTGTGAAATATTTTTGTAGAATCTGTTTTTAAAATATCTTGAAACCATTCTAATACTTTCTTACGGTCCATGTTACCACCACCGTGGTGATTGATTGGAAAGTATCCTTTGTAATGAGCAGTTGCTACAGCTATTCCTATAACTTCTCCATTACCAATGATTGCTCCAGATCCTTTTTTAATTAAGTCTGGGTCTCTTGTCTCTAAGTCAATTGCAATTTCATCAACCTGTCTAAGGTCTGGAAACTCTGTAGGTATCACCCACTCTGTTTGTGCACTAAATACTGGTATTTTCATTTAAACCTTTTTTGTTGTTGTAATAAAGCATTCCTGGTTTTTCGTATTTAAGTAACCTTCTTTTCATAACTTGGTTCTCTCTATAAATTTTATCTATTTTTTCAAGAGCCGCTGTTAGTCTTAATCTTACTTTTAAAAACTCATTCATAATGTTAGGTAGCAAAAAATCAATAGGCATGTAAATAGCCCCATGTAAAATGGTATATGATTATTTGGTTCCATAGTCCCTTTGTTTTATCATTTCTAAATAATGTATTGCTTTATCGATGTCTTCTGCTCCGCCTTTCTGCGAGTGTCTGCATATATACTTTATAGCGTTTCCTTCTGCAAAAAGCAATTTGTTTTTGTTTACAAATTCTGCTGGCTGTATTTTCATGTACATGTAATGTGTACCTGAAATTTGTTTTAAATATGGATTTTCTTTTTTAGATGTCATAACCTTTCTCCTCCTTTATTGCTTCCATTATATATAAATTTTGTTTGGTTCTTGTTACTCCAACATACCAAACCCTATGTTCCTCATCTTGTTTATCTATACTTCTTTCTATAGCTTCTCTTATTTTTTTTGTATTATCTAAAATAATTAAAACATTATTTGCTTCACCACCCTTAGCTGCATGCATAGTAGATAACTTAATTCTAGGGTCTTCAGATAATTTTTCATTGTTACGCATCATTTCTCTGATGTATAAACATTCTTCTGGGTCTGCTTTAAATACTTCATACCAATGGTCTGTAAAAGCATAACCAAATTCTTTTAAATCATACATACGTTCTTCTGTTAATTCTTTATCTAATTCTAAGAATTCAAATAAATCTTTACATTCCGATATTGATAATTTGTCCCCATTGGTCCAACGTGTGTAATCTTTTATTGACTTGTACAGTCGAGTCCTGTAACTTTTTCTATCTTTTATTTCAAAGTATATCCCCATTTCTTTTAATATGGGTCCTAACTTTTTAAGTTTATAATTAGTTCTTGCAAGTATTAACCAATCACCAAAATGTAAAGGTACGTCTTCTATTGAAGTCACGCGCTGTATTATTGGAAGTAAAACATCTTCTCTTGCTTTCCAGTTTTTTTTAATTCTTCTGTGGTCTGGTATTCTATTTAAAATACAATTTGCTATTTCTTGGACAGCTTCCGGTACTCTGTAAGATTGTGGCAAAACAATGTCTTTAGCAGGCTCACTTTGAAATCGTTTAACGTCTGCTCCTGCCCAACCATATATGGCTTGATCGTCATCACCGGCTAGTATAATATGTTTAGAGTTTTTCTTAAGTATGTCATACATTCTCCATTGTATTGGAGATAAGTCCTGTGCTTCATCAATAAATACTACGTCATATTTTGGACACAATTCTGCCACATTAAATTTCTCAATCATATCCGTAAAATCCACTAAACCATAGGCTTTTTTGTAGTTATCTACCTCATCTTTTAAAATTTGTAGTTGATGCTTGTCTATATCTTGTGAATACATGTCTGAGTTATATTCATCTTCAATTGATATTTCTTTGATTCTTGCTGCATTTATGATGTTAAAGTATTCACTATCCGAATCTACAAACCCAGTCTTATCTTCTCCATTAGAATATACTGTAACCTCTATTCCAAGTTTACGGCCTATGTCTTCGTAGTGTTCGTCCTGCATTACATTACTTTTTTTCATACCTAATTCTGTAAAAGCTAGTGAATGTAAAGTTCTAAAATATTTTAAATCTTTTTGACGATAATCGGGATACAGACCTAAAGTTCTATCTATTGCTTCATCAGCAGCTTTTTTGGTAAAAGCAAAGTATCCAATCTTATCTATTGGTGTCCCAAACTTAACTAAAGTTTTTACATAGTTTATTAGTCTAGTTGTTTTCCCTGTTCCCGGAGGCCCGAGTATTTTTCTAACACTCATTACATTATCTCCGTATTGTGTTTCATGACCGTATGGTTAATTTTTACATCTTCAAAGTTTTTTATGCTTATTGAAACTACATTCTTTGTAGGTGTATTATATTTTCCCTTCTCTTTGGTAGGGAATCTTTTCTGTTCAATAAATTCTAAACCACATTCTTTGTAGTTGGTACTCATCATAACACCCGTTTTATCTTCAGAGTATTTCCAATTTTTAGATCTAAGCTTGTCGTAAAATTTATCAAATTTAAAATAAGCTCTTCCTTCTTCAATTAATACTGTACCGGATTTAAATGCAGCGTCGTTCATAGCTTTAGGTCCATTAATTTTTGCATGTAATACATCATGTAATTTTTCTTTAGGTGAAGTACCAATAGGAGGGTTCACTACTTTTTGTGTACTGAAAAGAGCCTCTAAAATAAGTTGATCTTCTGGTGCTTTTATAATTGGTGGTGGAAACCCTGCAGCTCTTGCTATTGAATTTCTACGTTTACGTTGATCTGTAACATGTTCAATTGATTTACAATACACAGATGCTTTTCCTATACCATCTGGTTTAGTTACATCAAATTCATATTCTGGTTCTGGTTCAATATCTATTTTTCTTAGATTAGATAATACTGGATAAGATCCTTTTGATCCTGCAAGGATACCATATTTTTTTTTAACGCATATACCTTTTTTGCAATAATCATTAAGAGGACTCTGTGTACAAGTATAACCTTTTTCAGACTTAGCCCATGATCTAACTTTAGAATTTAAAGTTTTTTCTGTCCAAGCGTTTGCATGTACGGGTTCAAAATATTTAACAGGTGCATTCATTACCTTCTGTTGCCAGTTGTCTGCACCATACTTCATCTTCACAAATACATGATAATTATACATAAATCTGTCCTTACCATCAAAACCTGGATTCTTCATTATCTTACTAAGATGAGCTAAACAAGGAGGACCATCATTAAAATCTGCATCAACACCTTCTAAATCTTTTTGTTCTATACTTTCTGTTATTTTTTTTAAATCTTCTGCACTAACTATATTAGCTTCTACAACGTCAAGAAATTGTTCAAATGTAAATGTTGTACCATCTAAATTTATTGCTAACCTCTCAGACTTTTTAAAATAAGGTAAATTTATAAATTGACCTGGACCTACGTTCCCTGTTTCCGGATCCTTTGTTAGTTGTGTCTGTTTAGGAAATATCTCATTATTTGATTTTAGTTTAAATAGTGAAAGTAAGTTACTTAAAAAGGAAACTATTACTGTTGCCAATATAAATTCATTAATAAACAAGTATAAATGCAACCCACCACTTTTAGATAGAACAGGTATTAAAGGTAGTTTGTATTCTTGAATTTTTTCAATGATATATCTTCTATCAAAATCTACGTAATTCTTTGGATCAATATCTATGACACCAAATTTTGCTTGTGAGTCTTCATTACAGGGTTGAACCCCAATAGATAAAACACCATCTAAATGTTTTTGATAAACTTCTTCTGTAAGTTCTTTATGAGTCCAACCATAATCACCGTCAGGGATTACTAGCTTACCGCCTTTATCTGGGTCAACTTTAGCATATTTAAGCTTAGCTGTACCATAAGCTTTTCTATATCCATCAAATATTTTTATATATCTTTTAATCATATCTATCCTGTCTAAGTGGACCGATTAGTCTCCCTCTCGGTCCACACTGTGTACACATACCCCTAAGGGATTATATAATACTTGTTTTCTCTGCTACTTTCGGTTCAACATGTTTAGCTTTCACAGCACCTTTAGAGATGCTTTCTGAGAAAGACTTTGCTTGTTGATACGTACTCGCGTCAGTTATAGGACCGACTTTACTAACTTCCCAACCAAACCAAGTGCCTTTATCATTAGACATTTGAGTAGTCTTTAGTTTGTAAATGTGGCTAAAAGATGCCGGTGTATATAAACCGTTTTTACCTTTTAGTTTGATACCGGACATCATTGAGTTCCATTTTCTACTAATTTTTAATTGAGTAGACTTCATAGAAATCAAAGCTGTTTGTGGATTGTCCCCTTGAATTATCACAAAGTGTGATGCAGTTTTTTCAACATAATTACCGTTAGGTAATCTATCTTTATAACTAGCATCTGGTTTTGTTTGTGACATGATATCAGATGAAGAATCGTGTACCATTACTGGTGCACCAGGTCCTTCTCCTCTATCTTTCCATTCAACGTACTCTAATTTATAGAAAGCAGGAATAACATCTATTCCTTTTACGCCATCATATAAATCACCCGTCACTGAATTGAAAATCATTCCAGGTTCTGCTCCTTCAACATGTTTACCATCCCTCTTATTTACTTCAGGTGATAATTGTCCTAGGATTTTAAGAAAAGGTAGTGCTAAGTCTTGTTGACTTATATTACCTAATCCTTGTGATGCATCATCTTCAAACATAGTTTCTGCTGGAAGACCTGCGGCCGTCTTTTGTGTTACTTCATTCATGTTTATTTGTTCCTTGTTATTTTTGTTCTGTTGCTTGTGAACATGTTAAATAAGTCAGAAGGCATATCGAGTCCATTTTCGATACGCTCTCTGACCAATGCTTTAAGTGTCATGGGTTCAACCTTTAGTTTCTGGACTGGTTCATACCCTTGACCTTGCGCAAGGACAGCATATTGCTGTGCCTTGTTATCTTCGGAACGACCAAAAGCAACGGTTACCTCATTCTTGATAAGATCACCCAGTCCGTTCTCACGAAGCCATGTATATGCATCTTCCTTTTTATCTGCAGGTATAGATGCACCGTAGACAGGTTTAACTTCTACTGAAGTCCCGTCTGCTAATTTTAATGTAGAGATATTCATTTCTTGCATCATAGTTGGTATGACCTCTGAAGAAATTAATTCTACTTTTCTTTTTAATTCTTTTAACTCATCTTCTTTTTTTAAAAAGTCTTCCTCTAACTTTTGTAGTTTTACTACTTGCTCAGCCAAACTACCGGCTTCATTTACTGAATCAAGATCTTCTCTTCTGTCTTGTTCAAAATTTATATTACTCATCTTGTATTTTTCCTTTCTCGTGTAGGTTAATTGAAATAGGATAATACATTCTATCTTGCTTGTCCCATTTTAATAGATTGTATCTTCCATTAGTCATGTCAGAAACAATTGAACACGCAACACCAATAATTGCCGGATCACCTGTAAGTAATAAGTAATCTTCTGGAGTGTAATTCTTAAGTAAATTTCTAAGTTTAAAAATTAATGGTCCTGGTGAAAATATTATTTGCGAAAATTCTGGAAGTAAAAATTTAAACTCACCATACTTACTCGCACTCATAATATTAATTTTAGGAGCACCTACTTTTGTACCTGGTAATTCTTGAATTACGTATACTATTTTTTTGCTTTCTGTCATTGACAATCTGTATAGGATGTTCTATACAATATGTCAACTAGAAAGAAGAAAATAATTATGAATTATAAATTTAAGACTAAGCCGTATTCGCATCAAATAAAAGCGTTAGAGCTTTCATGGAAAAAACCGTATTTTGCATATTTTATGGAAATGGGTACTGGTAAATCAAAAGTGCTGATTGATAACATTGCTATGTTATATGATGCAGGAAAAATTAATGGTGTATTAATTATTGCACCTAAAGGTGTTTATAAAAACTGGTACGAAGGAGAAATTCCTACACACTTGCCAGATCATATAGACAAAAATTCTGTGTTGTGGCATGCGATTCCTAATAAAAAACAACAATTACAATTAGAATCTTTATTTAAACCAGGTGAAGATTTACATATTCTTATGATGAATGTAGAAGCTTTCTCTACTGCAAAAGGTGTTAGTTTTGCAGCTAAGTTTTTAAGATGTCATAGAACCATGATGGCTATAGATGAATCTACAACTATTAAAAATCCAGATGCTAAACGTACTAGACATATTTGTTCTCTTGGTGAGCATGCTGCATATAAAAGAATATTAACCGGATCTCCAGTTACTAAATCACCTCTTGATTTATATAAACAATGTGAGTTTCTAAAAAAAGAATTATTGGGACATACTTCTTATTATACATTTAGAACTAGATATGCAGTTATGAAGACAGCTAATTTTGGTGGTAAGTCCGTACAAATAGTTACAGGTTATCAACATCTTCCAGAACTATCTGAAAAATTAAAAGCATTTTCTTACAGAGTATTAAAAGATGATTGTTTAGATCTACCCCCTAAAACTTTTATCAAACGTTTAGTTACACTAAGTGCGGAACAGAAAAAACTTTACCAACAGATGTCTCAGTTAGCACTTGCACAAATGGATGGCAAGTTAATGACTACTGCTACAGTTATGACTCAGCTAATGAGATTGCAACAAATTACTTGTGGTCACTTTACTGCCGATGATGGTACCATAAAAGATTTAGACTCAAATAGATTACCTGAACTAATGAATGTATTAGAAGAAGTAGAAGGTAAGATTGTTATATGGGCTCACTGGCAAAGAGATGTTAGTAGGATAATAAGGGAGATATCTAAAAAATATGGCGCAAATAGTTTTGTGGATTATTACGGATTGACTCCTATGAAAGACCGTCAAAATAATATTAAAAAATTCCAGGACCCTGATTCCCCAGTAAGATTCTTTATTGGTACGACACAGACCGGTGGTTATGGTATTACATTAACTGCAGCTAGTACCATGGTATATTATTCTAATGGTTATGATCTTGAGAAGAGACAACAATCAGAAGCAAGGATAGATCGTATTGGTCAAAAATATCCTATGACATATATAGATATTTACTGTGAAGATACTGTTGATGCTAGAATTGTTAAAGCTTTAAAGAAAAAAGTTAATATAGCTAGTCAGATTATGGGTGAACAACTTAAAGATTGGATTTAACCAACTACTTTTCCACCAGACCATTTCATTTCTGGTAAACCTTCAGTGTATTTTTTACCATCGAAAGTAAGTATTTGTTTTCTATTAGACCCTTGTTCATTATAGGACACATGGATCCATCCGGCTTGGTCATCTTCAGGTTTATAGTATTCTAAAATGCATTGATCGAAGTCAACATTGTTAGTCAACCAGTAAGCGACCTGAATGTTGGGCACTGAATGAATTTCAAAGTCTGCAGCGCAACCCAGCGCATGCTGGCTGGTTTTTTTGCTCCCTATAGCCTCACACAGCGCTTCTGAGCGGTATCCTGATGAAATGCTTAGGGGTTTGTCAAAGTGCGCTCTAGTAGGCTCTAAGACCTCGTAACAAAGGTCTCCTAGGTTTTTGATCTCTCCGGGCCCTGGAATGTTATCAATTCCCTTACGAACCGCAGTCATGCTACGAGTCATCTCTTCTAAAGTAAAATGTTTACTTAGTTGCATAGATTTCTCCTATTGTGTGATTAACATGTAGATCATACTGGCCATGCCAATGATCAAAGCTCCGACAGATGTTATTAAAATCGTTTCAATTCTATCGATCTGTTTTTCTAATGAATGAATCTTATCATGAGTTTGTTTCTGCATAATTCTACACAGTTTTTCATGTGATTCTATTTTTGTGAGTGCAATATTTTTAGCCATTGGGAAATAGTATATCAAATTTTTGTTTGTTTGACAAACCACTAAAGTTGCCACCAGACACTTGGTTTTGTAATGCGCTTCCATCAACTTGTGGTAGATTTAATGATGTAGGTGTGATAGGCGTGTCCTGCATAATAGGCATCAAAGGGTTTTCGAACACAGGGAACTCAGGTAGATTTAAATTTAATTCAGAAAATTGTAATCTTAAATCATTGATTACATCTCTAGCTTGATCAAACGGATTGTTAGCACCAATGTTACTGGCATTTTCTCTCATTGCTTTAGCAACTTCTGGTGAAATTTGATAGGGTTTAAAGACACCATTATCAATTGCATTTACTTCTGATCTAGAAACCCTGTTTAATGAATCATTTAATCCTTGATCCGATATACCTAATAATCTTGCAGCGTCCATGTCCGCTTTTAATTTTTTCTTAACATCAAACATGGCACGGTTAGAATTTATGTATGCATCAACAATTTCTCTTGGTTCAATAGGGCCACCTTTTAATACAGCTCTAGTAAATAAAGATCTAGAATCTCTTATACCTCTTTGAAAATCAGCAACTTTAAAGTTCATGGTTCTATCGGGTTTAACTTCAATAGCTCTAAATCCAAACAAACCACCAAACTCATCACCGAACTCATAGTTCTGTCCATATTCATCAAACTCACCTTTAGTAAGTACATCTACTTGTTTTATAGATCTATCTAGTCTTTTTAATTGATCTAATGAAAAAGGCATTTGTGCTTTTACTAAGTGGGCCATAATTTTACTTATCTTATCACCATCATTGTCTTGATCATTATAAACTTGGAAACCTTCTCTAGTTCTACCACCTCTCATAAGAATATCAGACACCGCTTCAGTCCAAATAGATTCTGAAATAAAAGGTTGTGCAAACTCAGACATAGAAGTTAATACCCCTTTAGCAAAGTCATCCATTATACCATCGTTATCTTTATTGCCTTCTTGGACAGAGTTCACCACAGTCTGTAGTGGTCTCAATAATGTATCATAAGCATTAGCATGACTAAAATCTATGTATTTAAAATTACCATTCTCATCTTTAATAGGAAGTAGTGTTGAGTTCTTAGACCACTGTGCTGCAAATCTTCTAATTGCTTCTCTCTCTTCGTCAGTTACATCATATAATGCCTGGAAGGCTGCAGTCGTTGCAAGCGGTATTGCTGCTACTGTTGTAGTGAAACCAAATAATCTTGTGTAACCAATTCCTTTTAAAGGTGCAATAGTTTTAATAATATTACCTGCACCATCTGTTATATCTATTGTCTCATTAATTTCTCTTAACGCACGTCTAACAATATTAGTGCCTGTTCTTGCTATCTCTGCTGGGAAAGATACAAAGTTTCCTAAGGGTAATTTTCTTGTTCCTTTAACAAAGTCAGATACATAATCATAATTAGGAATATTATTTCTAATAATATCAGCTGCTTCTTCATCTAAAAAATCATCTGTTAATTTAATTTCTTTTCCATTTCGACTAAAGAAACTACTTTTATTTACACCTGCTTTTTCATAAGCTCTAGCTAATCTACTTTTCTCTACAGCCCAAGAATATATTTTCCAGAAGTCATCCTCAGCTGTATATAAATCCTGTGATACAGATTTTAATTTTGATAAAGGTTTTAATAATAACCTCATGCCATTCTCTGATGTCATAGTCTCACCAAAGTTTACGTCTTTTAATAGTCTAGATAAATCCCCTAGTCTTACGTTAGAATTTACTACACCTAGTTTTAAAAGTTTTTGATATAAATCATTTTGCATATTAGTTCCTTTCAAAGGAGTTTGTAATGCTTGGTAAGCTTGTTTGATTGCAGGTAGATCCACTGCAGGTATGATACCATTTGCTGCAGCAAAAGCTCCGGCACTTACAAAGTTTCTTAAGTGAGTGACAGGGGATAAAATTGTTTTAGCTATCTGTGATGTAGCTTTAGGGTATAGTACTAAACTATTATAAACTTGAGTTAGAAAAGAAGGTTTTTGTGTAGTAAGTGAAGTCTGTTCCAATGCTTCTGCAACACCGGGTCTTGCATAAAAAGGTTTCATTGCATCTCCAAAAGGGTTCGATGCCCTAGCCGAGTTACCTACCGTTAAAGTTTGTGCTTGGTCAATTGGATCTATTTTTCTAAAGTCATCTTTAAAAAACAATCTAGCTTCCTCTTCTGATCTAGCAAACATAGGTTCTGGTGTATTCAATTTATCATCTGCTGCTCTCCAAAGAGTAGCCATTTCATCACTCTTCTTTAACATGTCACTATAAAATAAATTACGTCTTGTGATCATAGATAACTTAGCCATACCACCAATCATTGTTTGCATTGGGTTTGAGTGTTTACCTAATAATTCATTAAATACTTTTTTGTCTGCTGATGATGTTAGTTCCCCAATAGATATCATGGGTCTAGTTCTTTTAGTGGCATCTGTTAACGCTGTTCTATTTACAAAGAAACTTGGTATATCAAATATGGCATCAGAAGGTTTATCAAATCTTAAACCTTTTGGAATCCTTGCTGAGTTCAATACCCCTTCAACAATACTTTCAGCTTCCATATCTGACATTGTTTTTCCAGGGTTAGCTGTTGCAAAACTATCTTTAAATAGAGTTTTAGCGTTTTCTACAGCTTCTGCTGCAGGTTTATATCTAAGCCAAGGTATAATACTTTTCTCTTGCATGAAGTCATAAGTAGATCCTAAATAGTTTTTAAACTTACCCCCAAACAAAGCTTGGAATTCTTTAAGATCATCTGGACCTAATGTTCCCCCTAGTTCTTCAAACAAAGCAGCCCATTTACTTCTCATTATAGATAAGCCACCAATAATACTTTTTTCTATTTCGTCTGCTTTTTGAGCAGTAGGTGCAAGTTTTTTTATTTTATCTCTAACTTTTTGTATTAAAGCTGCATCCATCTCACCAAACTGAGCAACCCCTTGAGCATCAAATTCTGCTCTACCAGAAAGTAATGCATCATTTACTTCTTCTAAAAAAACCTTTCTTTCTTTTGCAGATACTTTATTCATTACCGTTCGCATCGGAGGAAATAGTTTATCTATATCCATATCTAAATCTCTAGATAAATTTCTTGCAACGTTAGCGTCCGCTGCTCTCATCCCAATTGATTCTCTTTCAATAGCAAACTGTTCTGCTGTCTTACCACTTCTAGACCTGAAGTTGGCCATAGTCTTATCAATCCATCTATCTATTTTAGAATTAGCTATGTCTAAATTTTTATTTCTATTAGTAATCTTACCGATTACTTTACCTACACCACCAAGAACACCGGTAAACATTGCACCCTCAGTACCAAACTTAACTCTATTTAATATTTCTCTTGTAGCATCAGGAGAGGTGTCGCTTCTATTTATTGCAGTTGGTCCACCTAATAGATCTCCAAATGTACCTGCTTGATCTACATCACCAATAAAAATACCTTCAGCTATACCACCACCTAATGCACCAGCCATAAAGGCCCTGCCTTTTCCTTTAGCGGTAAGTTCTAAAGCTTTGTCAGCAGCTTTTACTAAACCCTCATCTGCTACTCTGAATAAAGTTTTATTTTTACCAGCAAGCATAGCCGTCTTTGCTATACCACTCGCACTTTTAAAAGCTACACCACCAGGTACTCCGATATTAACTAATAGTTTTGTAATTTTTCCTGCAGCTGTTGCTTCTGCTTTCTCATCAAATTGTGTTAGGTTATCAAACCATGCTTCAACATCAGCAGCTTTGCCACTGTTAACACCCAAATCCATGATGCTGGCTCCTAGTGAAAAGAAACCTTTAGGTATACCAATAAGACCAGACGCTACACCTGATAGCATTGATTCTATTGTACCTACTTTGTTATTATTTTCTGCGCTCTTTAAAGCGGTTAAGTAATTAAACTCAGAAGACATCTATCCTCCTATGTCAATTGATTTATAGATACCGGAATAACTTGACCATCCATAACTTGAATTATTCTATCTTTTATAACATAAACTCCATCTGGATAATCTGGTGTTGTCTCATCTGCATTAACTGTTGCAACTACTGAAGTAATGTAATCAAGTGGATCTTGTCCCTGTTCCATTTGTCCTGAAGGTAGTACCTTAGCATCAATTCCTTTTTTAACACGTAGTAGTGCTGCAAGTTCTGAACCTTGGAACATATCACCTTTTTCCATTCTTGTAGAAATAATTTCTGCCATACTTTTTCCAGCTAATGATTTATCAGCTATTTCAATTTGTTTTTGTTTAAGTAATTTAGCAAGTGCATTTTCTTCTTTGTTCATTTCTTTAGTGATCTCACCTTTAGCAATAAGAGATCTTAGCGCTTCTTCAGTAGCTTTAGGTTTATCAAATCTTTTACTTGCAGCAGTAGTTAATTTAGAAATTAAACTACCATCTTTAATACCTTCTTTTAGATTACCACCTTCTCTAATAATATTACTTGCATCAATTAAAGATTTGTAAGCCGCATCTTTATTCATACCTTTGATGTCCATAATTTCTTTGTAGATATCCATCTTTTTCATTCTTGCGTCTGCTTCTATTTGTTCTCTCTCTGCATCTGTTAATTCTTTTTCAGGAGCTGTGTAGGTCATGTCAGGATCCCCGCCACCTGGTGCTCCAGAAGTTCCTACTTTACCACCGAGTTTAATATTGCCTTCTGGTTTTTCAACCTCTTTACCATCTTTATTATAATATTTACCACCAAGATATAGTCCAGTTACTATTCCTGTTGGAGAGAATACTAATCTAGCTCCTTTTTGAACAAGACCTGTTGCTGTAGGACTTGTAATGCCTTTATATATTGAGCCAACCAATCTAACAGTTGGATCTCTACCTAAAATATTAGGTGCGTAAGTAGGTGTTTCTATTGTTCCAGATCCAGTACCAATAGGATTTGTTCTAGTAGTTACCGGAGCCCCAAAACCACCTTGTCTTGTAGTATTTGTTCCTGGAAAAATAGGCCCTTGTTTTGGAATTGTTTTCGTTGTGGACCCTGTTTTCGTTCTAGCTAAATTTTTTAAATAATTTATTCCTCTAGGAATATATCTTGCGCCGGCTCTTGCTGCTCCTATAATTAAAGGTATAAAAGGAGTTG